TTTCTGGAGATCCAGGTGGAGATACTGTAATCGTTCTTAAAATTTTAGGAATTGATTCTAGTTCAGACACGCAGTAATAAATAATTAGTGTGGGCCTCCGGGCCCACATATTAATTTTAAGGAGAAAATATGAATTCAGATCAAACAACATTAAATAAAACTACAGGTGCGGCTTCTGTTTTAAGAGGAGCAAGATCTAGAGTTACTTCTATTCAAGGCAGAGGTGAAGCAGGTTCTGTCTTATCTTTACATGATGTAGCTTCTGCAAGTGATGTAGGTGCAGGTAATTTAAAAGCTATTTACAGATATGAAACTGAAGGACTTGAAGTATATATTCCAGGTTCAGGTATTTTATTTGAAAATGGAGTTTGTGCTACTTTAACACAAACGTCTGGTACAGACGGCAGCGTTACGTTAACTATCACAGGAGCGTAAGCTCATGGCTAACACTACCTCTGAAACTACAGTTTTTGATAAAGACTTTTCTATTGATGAAATTATAGAAGAATCTTTTGAACGATTAGGTATCCAACAAGTAACAGGTTATCAATTAAAAACTTCAAGAAGATCTTTAAATATAATGCTTCAAGAATGGGGCAACAGAGGTATTCACTATTGGGAAATAGCAAGTACTAATATTGATTTAATACAAGGTCAAGCTGAATATAAATTTTTTAGATCCTCTGCTGATGGTACAAGTGCTATAACTTTGCCAACTAATGGCATATATGGAATGTCAGATGTTCTTGAGGCGCAGTTAAGAAACGATTATAATCAAACTGATCAATCTGATAGTCCTATGACAAAAGTTGATAGATCAACTTATGCAGCTTTTTCAAATAAACTTTCTCAAGGTTCACCTAATCAATATTGGGTACAAAGATTTATAGATCACGTTAGTATTAGTGTTTATCCCACACCTGATTCAACCAATGCATCTAAAAATATGAATATTTTTTATATAAAAAGAATTCAAGATGTAGGTGCTTATACAAATGCAACAGATATGCCTTTTAGATTTGTACCGTGTATGGTCTCAGGATTAACTTATTATTTATCAATGAAGTATGCTCCAGAATTAACTCAACAAATGAAACTAGTTTATGAAGATGAATTTCAAAGAGCATTACAAGAAGATGGTTCAGCTTCAAGCACGTATATTACACCTAAAGTTTATTATCCAGGTACTTAACTATGTCTAAATATGCATCAGGTAAACACGCAAAAGCTATATCAGATAGATCAGGCATGCAGTTTCCATGGAAAGAAATGGTTAAAGAATGGAATGGTGCATTAGTTCATTTTTCTGAATTTGAACCAAAGCAACCACAATTAGAACCTAAACCATATGGAGGTGATGGTGTTGCTTTAAATCAAGTTAGAGTTGATAGAACAGAACCAATTACAACTGTTATGATTCCTCAAAATGGTTTTAAAACATATCAAGCAGGATCAGGTATTATAAATGTAAATGTTCCAGGACATGGTTTAACAAATGGTACAACTTATTTATTTAGAGGACCACCTACAATATCACCAGGAACCGGAACAGCAACTAATCCTGTTTTTGCTTATGCAACTATTCCTAATTTTGACGGAATAACAGGTGCACAAATAGGTCAAGGTTCAGGATATGCTATTACAACTGGTTTGTTTCAAAATGGAGTAAGAGTTTCAACAGACTTTGCATTAAGTAATTTTTTCTATTTTACAGTTAACGCAGATACTGCTACAACAGGAAATGTAAAAGGAGGAGGTTACGGTTGTTCCGTCGGACCTATAACAATAACACCATGATAAATAAAATTTGGAATTGGATTAAAAATATATTTACACCTGAAAAACAAGATCCTCATCTTGAAATGTATGAAGAAGTACGTTTGGATAAACAAGAAAAAATACATAGAAAACATAAAGGAACATCAGAATAATGGCTTACACTTTAGCAAATCTACAAGATGATATTAGAAACTACACAGAGGTAGATGATTCTGTATTATCTAATACTATTTTAGACACAATAATTAAAAATACTGAAAATAAAATTTACAGGGAAGCAGACTCAGATGACAATAGGTTTTATGCAACATCTGCTTTAGTTAATGGAAATAGATATGTAACTATTCCAACTGATTTAAGAGTAATTAGATATGCACAATTAACTGATTCAGCAGGTAATCAAACTTTTTTAGAAAAAAAAGATACAAGTTTTATGGCGGAATATTATAATACACCTAACACAGCTTCTGGTATTCCTAAATATTATGGAAATTGGGATGCTGAATTTTGGGTAGTTGCACCCACACCAAACGCTACTTTTTCAATAACTTTAGCTTATATTAAACAACCTATTAGTATAACAAGCACAACACAACCTACTACCGCTAATCCAGCATCAACAGTTGGAACATACATGTCTAATAAATATCAAGATTTACTTTTATATGGATGTCTGGTAGAAGCATATGGATACTTGAAAGGTCCTGTAGATATGCTACAATACTACAATCAAGCATACGAAAAAGCTTTACAATCGTACGCGATCGAACAACAAGGTCGTAGACGCCGAGACGAATATCAAGATGGTGTTATTCGTACTCCTTTAAAATCACCGTCACCCTAAATTTAAGGAGAAAACAATATGGCAAATATAATACCGTTCGCATTTAGAGGAGAACTCTTTTCGGGAACACATAACTTTGCAAATGGAGGCGACACTTTTAAAATAGCACTATACACATCTAATCCGTATAGTACTGCAAGTACAGTTGCGCTTACAACTAATGAAGTTAGTTCTGCTGGTAGTTCAAACTACGAAAGAAAAACTTTAACTTCACAAGCTGTAGCTTCTGGAACTGCAGTTGCTTCGGTTGACTTTGCAGATAGTACTTGGGCTAATGCTACTTTTACAGCAGCGTTTGCAGCTATCTACAATGATGACAAGAGTGATAAATTATGTGTTGTATTAGATTTTGGAGGAAACAAAACAGCTACTAATGGTACGTTTACAGTTTCTTATCCTGATCCAAGTACACCGGCTAATGCTATCATAAGCATGGCGTAAGGAGAAAATTTAAATGGCGTTTAAATTAAACGATAGGGTCAAAGAATCTAGTTCGACTACTGGGACAGGTACGTTTACACTTGGTGGTGCGGTAACAGGTTTTGAAACTTTTGCTGCAGGTATCGGTGGAAGTAATACGACATACTATTGTATTTTTGAAAACGGTACTAATAATTTTGAAGTTGGTTTTGGAACTTTAAACGGAGGAGCAAGTACACTTGCTAGAACTAATGTTATCTCCAGTTCTAATAGTGATGGTCTTGTAAACTTTGCGGGTGCAACAGAAGTATTCTGTACAGTGCCTGGTGCAAAAATAAGTTTACCTAAACCAGAAGAATATGGTTCTTCATCAGCACCAAAAATTATTACAGTTAAAGTTGGTACTAAAACAGCAGCACATCCTTACTCAGGTCAAGGATCTTCAAGTGCATATTTTTTTGATGGATTAGAATCACCAGCAATCACATTTTCAGGTGCAGACTCATCATACAAATATTATTATAGATTTGATCAAGCAGATTCTACAAACAGCGGTCACCCATTAAGATTTTATTTAGAAGCAGACAAATCTACAGCTTACACTACAGGTGTAACTACAAACGGAACTCCAGGATCATCTGGTGCGTATACACAAATAGCAGTAGATGCAAACACTCCAAATATTGTTTATTACCAATGTTCAAGTCACTCATTGATGGGTAACTTTGCAAATACTGTATCTAATTATGTAAATGGAAATTTAACTGTAGGATCTCAATTAATAATGCCTGATGTAACATCAGGTAAAATACTTATAGGAGATGGTACAAGTTACCAAGAATCTGCAATGTCGGGTGATGCAACAATCGCATCTGGCGGAGCATTAACGCTAGCTAACTCTGGGGTATCAGCTGCTAGTTATACAAATTCATCAATTACAGTAGATGCAAAAGGTAGAGTAACAGCAGCTTCAAATGGAGCAGCAGGAGTAACAGCAGGATTCGTCATTGCAATGTCAATTGCGTTATAGTATAAGGAATAAATTATGGCACAAAACTTTAGAAATTATTTAACAAGAGAAACAGGAACTTCTGCAGTAGATGCTTTAGGCGGAGCTGCAAATAGTTTTGATACTTTAATTAGTGTTAGAATGGCTAACGTTACTACTTCAACAATTACTGTTGAAGCTTACATTAGAAGATCGTCAGCAAATTATTATTTAATCAAAAATGCGCCGATTGTAAGTGGCGGATCATTAGAACTTATTGATGGAGGCTCGAAGATAGTACTTGCTTCAGGAGATCAACTGTATGTTAAATCAGATACAGCTTCTTCTTTAGATACTGTCGTTGGCGCTGTAGATGATATAAGTACATAAGGAAAATCATGGCTTATTTAGGAAATGCTCCAGCAAGAAGTTTTATAAGTTTTGAAAGACAAGTATTTACTATTGTCAATTCTCAAACTGTATATACGCTATCCCATTCTGTAACTAACGAAAACGATATCCGGCTAGTAGTGAACAATGTTGTTCAAGAGCCAGGATCCGGTAAAGCTTATACTGCATCGGGCACAACTCTTACACTATCTGCAGCGTTAACAAATGGTACAGATGAAATGTACTGTGTATTTTTAGGAAGGGCTGTAGGAACAGTCAACGCTCCTGCAGGATCTGTTGATACAGCACAATTAGCAGACGATGCAGTTACAGCAGATAAATTAGCTAGTGGTGTAGGTGGAGTAGCTGGTATCACATCAAGTGCAGACGCAACAGCTATGACTATTACTTCTGATGAAAAGATTGGTATTGGAGAAACAACACCTTTAGGATTAGTTCATGTTAAAACAGGAGATAGTGGTGCTAGTGCTGATAGCAATGCTGATGAGTTAATTGTTGAAGGCAGTGGAAATTCTGGAATTAATATTCTTTCTGGAACTAGTAGTTCAGGAAATGTTACTTTTGGTGATAGTGATGATGCTAATGTTGGTAGATTAGAATATAATCATGGTGATAACTCAATAAGACTAGATGCTGCTGGAAGTCAAATTTTAATGATAACTAGTGCTAGTGAAATTGGTACTGGCTCTTCAAGTGGAACACTTACCTTAGAAGGTGGTGCTACTTATCCAGGTGGTGAAATTAAATTAGCTGGTGGAGTAGCTGGTTCTAATCCAGGAACAATTATATTTTCTACTGATGATGGAACTGATACAGATCCAGCAGAACGAATGCGTATTGATGCTGATGGTAGTGTAGGTATAGGAAATACTCCACAAGGTAGTTTAGCAAATCCAGGTTTTACTGTTTTTAGTGATAATTCAGTTCTGATTGCTAGAAATGGAACTCCTATGTTTGTTGGTAGAACTGCTAATGATGGAACTTTAATAGATTTTAGAGAAAGTAATACTACAGAAGGAACAATATCGGTATCTGGTGGAACAGTATCTTATAATGGTTTTACAGGAACTCACTGGTCAAGATTTACAGATAACTTAAAACCTACAATTCTAAGAGGAACAGTTTTAGAAAGTTTAGATGAAATGTGTGATTGGTATCAATTACATTTTACTGATAGCAATGGTACTGTTCAAAAAATTCCTCATGTATTAACAGATACACAATCTGTTGGAGATGTAATTACTTATTTATATGATACAGGTTTAAAAACTCCACCAACTGAAGATGAAGAAGGTAATATAATACCTGGTGGTGAAGCTATAACAGAGAATGTTCAAGCAACAATAGTTAAAGAATATGATGTTAAACACATGATGTCAAAAGTATCAGATACAACAGATGCTAAAAATGTTTATGGTGTGTTTGTAGCTTATGATTTAGATGGCGAAGGTTACAATGATTTTTATGTAGCTTCAGTTGGTTCATTTGTAGTTAGAATAAAAGCAAATGAAACAATCGCTAAAGGAGATTTACTTCAATCAAATGGAGATGGAACTGCAAAAGTACAAACTGATGACAATGTTAAATCTAGCAGTTTTGCAAAAGTATTATCAACAACAGTAATTGAAACTTATGATGATGGTTCGTTTATTGTACCATGTTCATTAATGTGTTAAGGAGTATAGATGGCAATAGATAAAATAACAACACCCGCAGTAACTGATGATTCAGTAACATTAGCAAAAATGGCTCCTGGTACAGATGGTAATATTATTTCATATGATGCATCTGGTAATCCTGTAGCAGTTGCAACAGGAAGTGCAGGACAAGTATTAACTTCTGCTGGCGCAGGTGCACCTCCAACTTTTGCAGCAGCTGGTGGAATTACACAAGCTGATGTTTTATATTATAGTGGAAGTAATACTTTTTCTTCTGGCTCACAAAATACATTTTCATCATGGACTAGGCGAAGTAACACTGGTTATGGAAAAATTGGAGATGGTGTAACTGAAGGTTCTGGTATATTTACACTTCCAGCAACAGGAATTTATTTAATTCAAGCACATTGGTATCTATATGTCGGACAAGATACAACTTATATTACTACTAATATTTATGGAACAGTAAATAATGGTAGTGCTTGGACAAATATGTCCTCTGACGACACTAGCATAAAGCAAGTTGTTGGACAAACATATTGTACAACTCAACAGTTTGCTCAATTTGATTGTACAAATACTTCAACACACAAAATATATACTTCAAGTTATGGAACACAGGCTTATAAAGTATCAAATAACCAAGGTAATACATACATTTCATTTATTAGATTAGGCGACACATAAAAAATTAACTAGAATTTTAACACATATGTGTTAAAAACAACAAATAAGGAGAACAAACTATGGCATCACTATCAAGCAAGGTTAAAACTTATTGCGCTAATAACGGCGTAGCAAATGTTGACTTTATGGTGGACGTTTTGCTTCAGGATGACTCAAACGGTCAGGGCCCTTACATCAAGGAATGGAATGTTTCAGGTGTAACGCAACCAACTGATGAGCAACTGAACGCTGTAGATTCTGCTGCAGATCTCGAAGAGAGACAAAATGCAGTAAGAGCTACAAGAAGAAGCGCCTACGGTGATCTAGGTTCACAGCTCGACATGCAGTACCACGACAATGTTGATGGTACAACTACATGGAAAGACCATGTAGCAAGTGTCAAGACTGCAAACCCGATCCCTACAGAGTAAAGGATAAAAACATATGGCTTACGTTGGAAAAGCTCCCCTAACAGGAGCGTATCAAATTTTGGATGACATAGCAGGGTCATTCACTGGATCAACTGCAGGACCGTTTAACTTAACGGTTGGTGGGACCGCTGTGCTTCCAGGAAACGAACAAAGCTGTATTATATCTATTTCAGGTGTTATTCAAGATCCAGCTGCATACACAATTTCTGGTTCTCAAATAACTTTTACATCAAACCCAGCCAGTTCTGATACTTTTTTTGGCACTGTTCTTGGTAATACTTTTGATATCGGAACACCGACAGACGCGACGGTGACTGCAGGTTCTTTAGCTACAACTTTTTTCGTGAAAAATAATCAAACATGGAGTAGTATATCTATGTCAGGTTCAAATAACGGAGCCTTGGTTGGACCCGTTACAGTTTCAGGCACAATAACAATTCCATCAGGGAGTACATTCGTAATTTTATAATGAGTAAACTAGAAACAAACACTATTGATACAGTATCAGGAACTTCGAC